TCCGGCACGATCTACAAGTCCCGAACGGATGGAACTGACTGGCAAGTCTTTCGAACGGGACTGCCACGGCCTGAGGGCATAGCGTTGGACATCATTCGCCCGCCACAAAACGCTATTACTGTTCAAAACCCTGCCGGAGTCGCCGTTGGTGCAAATGTGGAACCGACTAAGCCAACTGAGACTTGGAAACGAGAAAGCAACCCGGTTTTCGTGTCGGTTCCTTTGGAACCAGACGACGAGACGACTGAGACATCGATTCGACAATTTCTCGCGCGGGAGTGTTCAAAGGGAAAGGTATGCGGAGGTGTTTCATACGACGAAGACCCCGTTTATACGGGCGGCGTAGAGGATGGGGATTATGGTGACTCATCTACCGCAATCAGTCTGGCTGCGGACGTCTTAAGTAGCTTGGTTGCTAGAGCATCTGCGGGTGGCCCTAGCAATCCGTTTGGCGATCCGAATTCTCCAAAGACGCTTTCGACTACGTCCTCCGACCAAGTTTTGTATGGTGGATTGAAAGGGGACACGTTTCACTTGAACAACAAAGGTGCCATCGGTCTGGGAGGAAAGGGCGGTGATACGTTCAAGATAGAGGCTGCAAATACGACTTCGTTCGGTAACAAAGGCCAGGATCGCTTTGACATTGACGGCAAATTCGCCCGGACATTCGGTGGCTTGGGAAGTGATGATTATCGATTAAAGGCGAACGCTCGCGATGGTCAGATCGGAGATTCGTCGCCGTCGGGAACGATTTACACACCAAACGTCGACTGGTCCAATGTAAATCTGCAAGCGAGCGGCAACGACCTCAAGATAACTACCAGCGATGGTCGTACCGCGACGTTTGTTGAGTTTGGTGCCGTTCCAAGGGACGGTTGGAGCATCGTCACAGAGAATGCAACGTATTCCATCGAGAATGCAGTTCGGCTCAATGTTCGCGACGCGGCGAAAGCCGCGGTGGGTGTATACCCTGACAAAGACAGCGTTGCCAAGTTCCAAGTTCCAGAATTGGAAAATGCCGTTTCGTTAAACGATCCGCAGACAGGCTTGCGAGCCACTGCTTTTGATCGCACCGGATTTCCAGGGACTACAGGCTTTCTCGAAACATCTGGCGGAAAACTGCCCGCCGGACACAAGGTTGTAAGCGTTGCGGGAACCGAGGCGGGCGATTGGAAAGATTACGTAGCGGACGTCCAACTCGGTGGCCCGCAAATTCGTTCACTTTCAACGCGATTGGAAGAGCTTGCTGCTGCTAGTCCAATCTCCCATTTGACGATCACTGGAGAGAGCTTGGGCGGAATGGTGAGTGTCGGCGCAGCACGCGATTTTGCCCTAGCACACCCCAATACCGATGTCACTGTGTACGCGTTCAATACCCTTGGTGTTCCGCGTGGCTTGGCCGACACGTTCAATGTTCCTAATCTCCACATCGTTTACGTTGAATACGAATTCGATTTTCTTCACAAGTTAGGAAACCACGACTACATCAGTCCCTATGGCGTCACTTTTCCCGACACAGTCTATCCCATTGGCGCGAATGTCATAAAAATTCCAGGCAACCCTGGTGACAATGTGCCGTGGAATATCTTCTACAATCACAGTTCAGAACGCATTATCGACTTCTTGAACTCGAAAACACCGGAGTTCCGTCGATTAATGCGTGCGGAGGCAGAGGACAGCGCTGCTCCATCCACGACGATTCCAGAAGACGCGTTGATCGCTATTTCTGAATACGTTGCCGGGATCGAACACTCGCTACAACCGCCGGTTATCCCCAGCTTTGATCTGCGAGTGGATTTTGGCTCCTCGGACCTGCTTGCGGCGGGTTGGCAAAACGTTGGTGCGTCCGATTATTACACTTCTGAAACGGTCATCGGCTGGAAGCCCGGAGCCACGGTCGAAATCAAGGATCGAATTGTCAATGACGATTTGCGTCGTGATTTGGCTGTGGGTAAGTCGCTCCCACTCCAGATGAACCTACCGACAGGCTTTTTCGACATTACGGTCTTCTCGGGTGACGAAGCTTATCGACAGGAAATGGCCGTGTTCGCGAATGGTGACTACCTGGGTGACCTGTCGTCAATTCCGGGTGAAGTTCGCGAATCAACGTTCCGGGTTCTGCACGGCGGTGGCGTTTTTGATCTGGAACTGCGCGATCTAGGTGGCTCGACATCGAACGCCGTCCTAAATGGACTGATTGTAGAGCAAGTTGCGCCGTGGCAACCTGTGCCTTCGTCGAGCGCCACACCAGTTGATCCCTCCGTGATCTTTATCACTCCGGACTATGCCGAGCCAATTTCATGGCTGGATCGCGTGGAGGCGATCGTGAAGCCGGTAGTGGATATCGTTCAAACCATCGCAACCATCGTCGCAGCACCATACTTGAGCCCGCTACTTGTTGTACAATCAGCTTACTCTTTAACGCAGTCTGGGCTGCAACTTGCTGAAGCTGTGCAGTTCAAGACCCCGGAGATAGACCCGTGGGTATTTCAAACGCAGGTTGGTCTGAATCTGCTGAACGCCAAGCGAGGTCTTCCACTGTTCCGAACAACTGCTTCAGCCGTCTCATTGACTGACGTTGAGAGTGCAAGCAACGAGCGGATTGAAAAGCTCTTTCATTCGGATGTGGTCATCATTGATGCACAGCGGCAATTGAATGACGGGATAAAACCGTTCGGATGGTTTGGTGATGGAGTGAGTGACGAGGCTGCCCACCGCAAGTCGATGAAGCGGCTTGAGGATCAACTGGTGCGCGTTGCGAAAGTGAAGACACGCGAGTTGCGCGATAAGAGCGAGAGCGGAAAAGTCGACCTGTATTTTATTGGACACGGCGTAGCAGCGTCCGCGAGTAGTACGACCGTAGACAGACTAGCGAACGAAGCAATTGCAACCTCCATCGATCACGTCGGTCTTGAACTCCTGGCACCAATTGCGGTGAAAGGCGTATCCGACTACTACCTCTACAATCCTTGGTCACGCCCGTTCTCATTGACGGTCAATAATTGGTTCGAAAATCGTTCTGACGTCCCAAGCGAATTCATCAAGGGAAAACCGCTGGATGGCCATCTCGGAGGCGGAGTTCGTGGCCAGCTAAATGGAATCAACCGCTTGTTTAGCAAGCAGGATCCGAATGGCGAATTCATGCTCCGCAACCTCACGAAGAATGGGCGGTTGGGTGATGGAAAGGTGGTTGCGGAAGCGCTGTCCAAGGATAGCCGGTTCGCTGCAATCGGGACAGACACTGGTTTTCTCTCGATCTTCGACCTTAAGAATGGCAAGCGGCTGTTCGATCAGCGGATATTGTCAAAGAACGGATTCTCCGCGTTACAGTTTTCAGCGTCAGGCGATCGGCTGGCAATGCTCAATTCCGAAGGCCGCATGATCGTGATGAATGTCGCCACGTTCGAGCACGTTCTCGTCACGAAGATTGATAACGCCGTGGCCATTCAGTGGAGCAGTGATGATTCGAGCGTTATCGCCGGACGAAAAGGCGGTGAGTTGGTAAGCATCAAAGCCGAACTCACTTCTGCCGGTGTGCAAACAATTCTTGGGACGACGCAGAAGAGCCTGCAGAACTTGTGGGTCGGCGAGGATCGCATCGTAACGATGCACAATTCTCGGAATGTCGTGGTGTGGAAGCGGTCCGCGTCAGGGCTTTTTCAACTGTCACAGCACCAAGCCCCAAAGGATATCACGGCGATTGACGTCCATCTTGGAAGTAGCACCATTGTGATGGCGCAAGGAAAAAATGTGACGGTTTATGACTTCGTCAATGGTTTTAGCCAACGATTGCAACTCAATGACCACGCAACGGCGGTTCAGAGCGTTGCGATATCAAAGGATGGCTCAACGTTTGCGACTGGCGGAGAGGATCAGGTTATCCGTACGTATGACCTACGAAAGGCGGTTGAGCAACAGCGTTCTCTTCAAGAATTGTTCAAGTCACCGATGCTTGCCATCCGGAAACTAGTATTGAGTAGCGACGGAAGCACTGTGCTTGCCGGGTTTGTCGACAAAGCCGGTAGTGGTGTCAAGGATCGTGATATCGGCGACGAAGTTGATGACCGGTTGCCATTTTGGAACGACTTTATTGGCGAAGAAAAGTTTCATAAAGTGCTACCTTATGCATGGATCGACGAGTTTCTACCAGAATCAACGTTCTTCGCTTTGAAGGATTCGGCTGCTCACGATGCGATCTTTGGAGCTGCCAACGAAGGTTGGCGACTTGCGCTGCCTGTCTCGGTGCTTGACAGAATTGGAACAGATGAAGAGCCGCTGATTGACGATACCACTGACAGTGAAGAAACCACTCCGCTCAGTTTCACTTCAAGTCTTCCCAACCTAACGATTTTCAACTCACATGAATTCCTACTGACTGGATTGGTCAACAATAGTGCTGAGCGATCACTTTCCTGGTCTGCCAAGTCGTCCGATGTTTCTAAAGTCCAGGTCGCCTTGTCCGACGCCAAAGTGACTTTGCAGCCCGTTGACGAGGGTTTTGCAACCATCGTGCTATCCGTCAGCGACGGCAATTCAACTATCAGCACATCATTCCGCGTCACCGCCGATGGTTCGTACTGGCGCGGCGTTGCCGATCAGTTGACTGCGGACACTCGCGAGGCCATGCGGCAACTGGACAGCGCCGGAGACCTTATCGACCAAGCCGACGCGAAGCTGACTCGTGCCAATCGATTAGTTACTGATGTGACCGAAGAAGCGGAACGCATCGCCCGCCGCCTGCCCGTGGTGCAAGCCGAGTTGCAGACGGCTCAGGACAGGGCGGGCCGCACTCAAGTCGATTACGACGCAGCCCTGCAAATCCGTGACCGTGCTCAAACAGACTATAACCGCGCCGAAGCTAATCGCGTGACGGCCAAAGCGAATTACGACCGACTGGACGCATCGACACGGCAGGCGCACCAGACTTACAACCAAAGAGTCGACCAACGTCAAGCGGCATGGCAGCGCTACCAAAACGCAGCCAAACGCGACAAAGCACAACGTCATGCTGAATGGCAGCAGAAGCGAGACGCGGCCAACGCGGCGGAAACGCAATGGAGGAATTTGCAAACCCAACGCACCACGGCCGAGCAATTGTTGAACACAGCCCGCAACCAACGCGACGCGCTCGAGCAACCGCTGGCCCAAGCCAACCGCCGCTTGGACGCGGCGCTGGCCTCTCGCAACTCAGCCCGCAACGCTTTGGCGGACGTGCAAGGCCGCTGGAACCAGTTGCAACGCGATCTGACAACCGTCCGCGGCCAGCTTGCGGCAGCGCAAGCCGAAGTCACTACCGCGCGGACGCAATGGAATCAGGCCACTGCCCACTGGGGATCCGCCGCGGCCGGATTGGATGCTGTGAATCAGCGGTTGACCGAAGCCCGGCAGATCAAGTGGGTGCCGCGAATCGGCTTCGATGCGTTGGAAAACGGCTTGTTGAAAGACGCACAACGCAAACAAATTCGGCTTGAAACCCAACTCAGCGACCTCGATTTGCGAGTTAACCGAGTCCAGAATCGGATCAATGTCGCGACTGAATTGCTACCCCGATGAGTTAATCCACGCTGCCGGACCAGGCGTCGGGAATATGGTCTTTCTCCGCTTCGAGGGCCGGACCCATGAAAGGCCGCTCGGCGTAGACTGCCGTGCGGACTCGAACGGGCTGTCCTGGGCGCACATTACGAACACCGGATCGCCAGCCTTTGCCGACTTTGACCTCGCGGATCTTCACAGTCGCACCGAACTCGTGAATTTGTGGGACGGTGGCATTGCCAAGTTGAGGACCGAGAAGTGTCTTCTGATTGAGCTTCACCGGACCAACGACAAGCGACTCGTTGTGCGGATCGTAGGCGAAGAGAATGTTTTTGAGTGTGGCAACGCGATCGTTGGTGTGAACGCTCGGCGGCTGGCCCGGCGGCGACGACTTCTTTCGACGACGGAGGCTCGAGCGGGGGCGACTGCGGATTAAGGCGCCAGCTTTGGAGAGTGCCTTGCGGTTCGCCTTGGTCATGCGGTCCTTGACCGCCGCGCGATCGAAGAACACATCTTTCATCCGCATGGTGATGGCGAATGGTTGGAGCATCGATTAGACCTTCTTGTCGAAGAGTGGCTTGAGCATTCGCAGTGTTGTGGGCGTCAGACGAATCCCCGTCGCGCGACGCACCGTGTGTCGCAAGTCCGCCGGCAGGAAAGCGACCATGTCGAACGGCCGCCGGACTCGCTTCGGATCGCGGTGGCAGTTGGCAACCAGCGCCATCACGTTGGACGTGTGCGACCACCGCTCACTGCGGCGCGCTCGGTACATCCAGACGAGTTCACGGAGCGTCAGGGGACCTGGCTCGACGCCAAGGATTCCGGCGAGTTCCCAGACGTATTTTCATGTGGAGCGTGGCAGCGGATTGGAGCGCTGTTTTTGCGGGAGCGCGCCGCACTTAAATCGGCGTCCATAGGAAAAAGCTCCGCAGCCGTTGGTCGATCTCGTCGCTCGCTTTGCGAATCGCTCCCGTGATCGCCTGCTCGACCAGTGGTGAGTCCAGCTTGTCCGTCGCCATCTGAATCGCTTCGCTCCGCGTCCGCCGGGTCGCCGCCCACAGTCTGTCCAGGACCGCCCGGCGGTCCTTCGGGAAAAAATCGGCGATCCCCCGCACCAGCGCTGCGGCCGCCAGTTCGATCGTGTCACCCACGAGCAGTTCGCCGAAGGCTTCGTCGCTGACGTCGCGCTCGTCCGCTTGCGGCTTACAGACCGCATAGAGCGTGTTGACCAAGAGCACCGGATCGTCCGCCAGCGGTGCCAACATTTCGCCATCAAATACTTCCAACAGGTTGATTCCAACCAGCTCTTTCACACGGCGAATGGCGTTCACCGAGATGGCTGTCGACCAAGTACGGTTCACGGTGAGTTCGTACTCGGCCGCGTTCTCCAATTCCTGCGTCAAATTCAGGGAGAGGATTTCACAGAACGCCCGCGGGCCCTGGGCGCCGCTTTCGGTAACGGCCGCGTCCAGCACCGCGAACTCCAGCGGCGTGTCGTTGATGTAGGCGTCGAGCAACGCATCGAAGACCGTGTCCGCACCGCTCTTGTGCCGGTACGTGCAACTGATCTCCAGTTCCTTGAGTGCGCCTTTGGTCAGCTTCCACCCGCTGAAGCGAGCGGAAACATCCGCCTCGCCCTTGCCGAGGTTGGCGGACACGTTGATCGCGCTTTTGACTTCAGTCCACGTCGGCGTAGCGTGCGTCGCCGCGTTGAGATACAGCTTGCAGTCCTTGCCGACGACAGGTGCTTCGGTGAGTGGCATGATTTGTTACACCTCTTGGTTAGGCTGCTTGTCGCCAGCCTCGAAACGTGAGCGTGATGACGCTCGTGAATTGACGTAGTTTTTGCAGATGCTCCTGCAGGTACAGGATGCGAACGTTCGGCGCGATCAGCGTCGCGCCGGCCGCTTGCTTCCCGAACAGAAAGTGATCCGCGATCTCTTGGGCCAGCAACATCAGCGGATCAAGGTCTGTGTTTTCAATAGCTGGCGGCTTCTTCTGGATTCCAATGTCGATGCCGTAGTCATGGGCAGACTGGCCACGGGTGTCGAGCTTGCCGTCATCTTCCTTGGGCACCACGGTCACCTTCAGTTCGTTCAGCTCCTGCAAGTCGAACGTCGGCAGGTAGCCGCGCGCGGCCGCAAATGGCTGACTGAACGATGTCGCGTTCAGTTCCGTCACGATCGCGTCGGCTACGTTGATGATGTCGGCCGCCATAGGTCAATCCAGCTCTTCCTCGTCCACAAAGGCGTTCAACATTCCAGCAATCGAATTCGCCTGCCCAAGCGTTAGCGGTTTCAGCGGCAAGGCACATCCGTTTGGCGCGACGATTGCGAATCGTTCCGGATGCTCGTCGCTGTAGTCACTGCGGGGATAAATGGTGAACTCGCTCATGCTTTCAACGACAACATCGATGGCCAACGAATCTGACCACTGCACGCAAGGCTCGCCGCACTGGGCGATTCTGCTGGAACCAGCGGGCGATTGGCCGTCGCCCACGATCGTGCGTGATGTGCGAGCGAACGAACTGCGTGGTCGAACACTCGCCGACGTCACATGCGGGCGAAGCTGCCGTCACCACTGGCGTCGCGAACTCGAGATCATCAGCAGCCTGGGTCTGCGCACCAGTCAGCAATGCGATGCACAAAACAAATCGTCTCATTGTTTTTCCTTTCAAATTCATCAGGAACCAAGTCATGTCTTTCGGCTTCTCGCAGATGATTGACAGCGGTCATCACGCGTCCAATAATCGGAGGTGTTAGGTATCTATAGGCCTCGCAGGTTACTGCCCCACCTCGCGAGGCCGGTCATCCGGCTTGCCGGACGACTCCCATTTCTGCCTCGGTAGGTCTCTGCCCCACCTGCCGAGGCTTTATTCCTTCTTGATCTTTCCGTCACTCATGACTCTCGACGACAGATCTCCACCGCCGCTTTCGTGATCCACAGCACAACCAAGACAACGAATAACACTTCTGCACATGTCAGCACTCGCGGTGTGATCGCGGCCCAGCCCAACCAGCCGTCAACGATTTGACTGACTCGTTGGACGAACCGTTTCAGCCGCCAACCTATGGGTTTGCGTGCGGGTTCTTTGGCGTCTGCGGATCGATCAGCTTCTTGAGGGTGTCGACGACGTTTTGATAGGCCGCGTCGTCCAACAACAGTTTCTGTCCCGTCGCCTTGCGAAACGTCCGAATCAACGCGAACGCCGCCAGCACGAGCAGCAACAGGTTCGTCATCCCACCTGAGCCCAGCAGGCTCCCGATCAGACTCGCCAACAACGAGAATGGATTGATGCTCGGTTGCACCGGCGGTTGCGGGATCGGTGGAAAGTCGAGTGGGTACGACTGGGGCGCAACGTACGGATTTGGCTCGGTTCGTGGCGGTGGCGAAAAAGGGGGCTCGTAGCGCCGCGCCTCCTGTTCGACGGGTTCGTTCACCTGGCCAACGCCATTTCGCCGCGGTCGTTGGTCGTAGTTGCCAACGTAGCGGACGATCGCATTTCGAATCTCGCCGGCAAGTTTCTGTGGATCGCCGTCATAGCCAGTCTTCTGCCAAACGAGTGTCTTTGGATCACCGTACCGCCCGTCGCGCGGTGGTTGAATGATCAGGGTCGGATAGCCGCTTAGCTGTATTCCTTCCCAACGCCAATTTTGGGTCTGATCGTTGATCGAATAGACATTGAAGTGTGCCCAGCTCTGCTGGTGGTCTTCTGCGTTAACAAACGATCGCAGATACGGTGATGCGGAGAAGTCGCGTTTCAGCGTTTCGCAATACTGGCAGTTCCGTGTGGTAACGACCGAGATGAACCACTTATAGGAATCGTCCGCTGGTGGACGCAGTGCCTCGGCAATCACATCCGTCACATCGTTGCGGTAGCCATCGATTCGTTCGACGAAGTTGCCACGTCGATCGATCTCCTGCTGAGCGACATCTGGAACGTCTTTCAATTCTTGCGCGAACGTCGTCGCGGCAAACAGCAGCAAGAGACAACTTGCCAATCGCGGGACCATAGGGCGTTTCTCCTTGAGGTAGAAAGTGAGCGTTACCACCAGCGAACGTAGCTGGGCGGGGGTGGCGGAGCGGGGCCGTCGAGGATTACGACCCAGCGGCCACTGGCCAGATGCAAACGGCGATAACCATCGTTCGTGTACTCGTCGATCCGATGCGTCGAGTTGTTGTTGCAGACGTACCACAGCCCCGCATTGCGATCGCGGCCATACTCGGTTTGGAAGTGGCGGGTGCCGGCACCAATCGCGGCAAAGCGACCCGTCTTGGCTGCCCACTCCATCCACTCGAACGTCGTGTCACCCGTGATGTTGAACGCGCGAATGCCACGTTCACTGCAATAATCGGCGACGCGACTTGGCCATGAACCGCCGCGGATAGCTTTGCCGTAATCCGTGTTCCACAGCAGCGTCGTGGCTTCCGGCACATTGTTCCAAGTGCCGCACATGCCGATCGAACACTGGACGCAGCTTCCATCCGGATTGCGGAACCAGCTGCGAACGTCTGTCGGCAACTCCATGCTCTCTTGAGCCTGCAATACTGACCCCGTCGTGAACATCGCGACAAGGATGACGAAAGTGCTAAGTAGTTTCAGTCGCCACATGTTTTGAATGAATCCTCAACAGCTTGCGGAACGGATCTGAGTAGCGGTAATGCGGCTCGTTACCCGGAGCCATGACCTCGTAAACGAACGTGTTCGTACCCTGCACTTCACGAATCAGGTCGCCCGCAACTGGTAATGTTTCCGTGCCTCCGAGTACGAGGTCTGCCGCGCGAATCAGGAAGTCACGGGATTGAATCCGAAGCACAACGCCTGATCCGTCATCAATCTCGAACTCCGTCTTGCCAATCGTGGCTTTCATCGGAATCTGGTCGACGCCGCGAACGTAAATGACATCTGCGCTGGCGTGCGTCTTCAGCTGATTCGCCAGCCACGTCGCACCAGTCTCAAACAGGTTGGCCACGTTACTGGCTAAGGCGAACGCGAACGCTTGTGTCGGCGTCCGCTGCGGCCGCCACGGCTTTGCCAAGCAACTTGTTTGCGCCGGCTCCGTCCGTGGCGACCGCAAAGTCATTGCCATCGTCCCAGTAAACCTTGTCTCCGAATGCGAACGTGACGCCTACGCCATCCTCTTTTGCGACGTCGAAGACGCCAGCCACGGCCAGCGCCCCGAGTTCGTTGGCGGTGATGTCACGCTTGGTGATGCCAACGAGGTCGCTTTGCACGACCACCACGCCCGCAGCCACGTCGGCTCTGGGTATGTCGTCGATCGCGTCACCCCTGTGAACAAATTCTGCTTGTGCCATATCAGTTTCCAGTTTGAAGTGTTCAGTTTTCAGGATTGGCGTTCAGCGTTCAGCTACTGAAAACTGGCAACTGAACACCGAGAACTACGTCCCTTACGCCGCGCCCTTCACTTTCACCGCGCCGCGGTGGTCCTGCTCCTTAATGCCAACGTCGATGTAGCCGCGGAAACCCATGCCAAGCATGTTCGGCGGCGCTTCGACCCGCTCGATGATCGGCGTGCGACGAGCGTTCAAGAACACGATCTCGAACGCGGCCAGCACTTGCGGATTGGCGAACAGGTACCAGGCCTTCGCACTCGATCCGCTGTAGTAGCTGTCGGACAGGTGCGGCGGCGAGACGATGCGGTACTTGTTGCGGTGCGGGTTGTCGACCGGGATCTTGGTCGGGCTTCCCGACGCATCGATCATCAACTGCGCCGAACCCAGCAACAGCTCGGCGTCGGTTTCAACTTCCACCGGGACCAGCAAAATCTCCGGCCGAATGTTGATCGGCTTTTGATCTTTCGCCTTGGTGCCGGGGCCCGCCTTCTGCTTGCGGAACTGCTTCTTGGCCTGCGTCAGCGAGTCTGGTCCGAACGCCGTATCGACGCCAGTCAGATAGTTGCTGTTGCCGGTCGAGAAGAAGCTTCCCGGATTGGACAGCAGCAGTTTGAAGAACAGGTCATCGATCAGCTCGGCACCGCTGCGACCCATCTGGCGCGTGATGTCCAGGAACGCATCCAAGTCATCGTTGATGATGTCTTGACGCGTGAGCATCAGGATCTGGCCGTAGGTCTCGGCCTTGTTCGAGTACTTCTGTTCCCCGAGCTTCCCGTGCTTCAATTCGCCGTCCGGAGCGACCTGTTCAAAGCCACCGGTGCCTAGCAAGCGATATCGACTGACTTCTTTGAAGTCAGCAACCGAGCCGATCGTACAGAGCTGAAACGCCGCTATCTGCGTGGTCTCGTACGCAGCCAAGAGCGTCTTGTTCATGACGTTCTCAAGGATGCCCGGCAGGCTGATCGTCGAGAAACCGGCGCGGATTGTCTCCTTGCCGTCACCAAACACTCGCGGCAGTTCAATGCCTTCCAACCGAGCACACTCCACCACGAGTTCTTTGAGGCCGATGTGCCGCATCGAGTACGCGGCGCTGATGGTCTGTTCGCCGTACTCCTTGACCAGGTCGTTGTCGTTGAATCCGACCGACATGCAGGCGGCGGCTTCCAGAACCCGCGTGTTAAGTTGCGGCGTGGACGCGCCCACGGCCGGCGCCTTCGGTCGACTGGCCCGGAGTACGGCGAGTTCGGTTTTCGTCTCGTCCCAGCCCTCTTCGATAGCTTGCGATTCGATGTCCACATGATCGCCGTGGCAGACTTTGCGAATTGCGGCGATGCGACGAGCCTCGGCGGCCGCTTCACTGCGCATCTTGTTAACCGGATCAGGCGGATCATCGTCGATGGCGGTAGCGGCCGGCGTTTCTTTCGACTTGTTGGCTTCTGCAGCAATGAGCTGTTGTTCTTTGTCAAACACTGCTTTCAAGCTGGCGACGTGTTTCTCATCCAGCTCGTCAAGCGTGAATCCGCAGTCATCGGCCCATTGTTCGAATTCCATCGTGGTTACCTCCAGGTTCCTTTCGTTGTTTGCACCGGCCGCCACGCGTGCCGAAGTGTCGTCGTCCGCTCCAAGTGCCACGAAGCTGATCTCCCCGAGCGTCGACTTGCGAGCGATGTACAGCGGCCCGGTGAACTCGCGTCCGTTGGCTTGCGCCTTCTTGCCTTCGCCGATGAAGACCACCTTGTCGGCCGAGGCACCGAGCGATGCTTGCCACGGGAAGCCATTGTCACTGGTGGTCACGACTTCTTGAGCAATTACGCCAGCCCCCGAGATCACCCCGGCGACCGCCAACGATCGCCCGGTGACAGCGATCTCGTCCGTATGACCAACGATCTGACCGTGATTGTGGTCCTTCAGGATCGGGCGAGACTTCTTCGTGACTCGTAATCCAGCGAGATCAATAACGACTGGATACTGCCAACCGGCCAGCACCATCGCGTTGCCGGTGTAAGCCGTCATGCTGAAGCGGCGCAGCTTTGGCTTACCGTCTTCGGTCTCAGCCGCCGCTTCCAATCGGATACCGCCACCGTCTTCGCACGTGATACGAATTCGAGTTGGCACCCGATCAAGCTCATGCGGCGGCTTGTTCGAACTCTTCTTGCTCTTGAGCTTCATTCTCGTTTGGTCCCTTGTCGTTGGGTTGCTCCGTTACGGACACGGCAAGACCGAGCTCTTCCATGAGTTCGATCTCTTTGGCTCGCTGGCGTAACTCTGCCTCCCAATCGCGGCCCTGCTTCGCGTACTCGTTAGCCAGCGTGGTCGTATGACTCATCAAACGTGTCGCCTGCGCGTTTGCTTCCTTGGCGGGATCGACGTGCTCGCGACCATCCCAAAACCACTGATGCGAAAAGTCCGCGTCGAGCGTGCGAAGAGAAGTCGCATGTTTTGAAGGTTCTTCACCAATGCCTCGTCGCGCGCCACCAGAACCTGGTCTCGGTGCAATGCGTGTCAGTGCGTACTGTCGCTCGAAGTACGAGAGCACTGAATCGACACTAACTATTTATATAGCAACATCTTGCGTTGCTTCTTGGGAGCGACTTACTTTCGGGTCGCGTCTTGTTTCGGACGCTGCGAGACCACGATTGCCGACCGGTGAATTGTGTGTATAATTGCCCACACACTCGCTACGCCAACCGCCCACGGAGATGGAAAGATGGGAATTCGGATTGTCGTGCTTTCGGACCTGAAGTTGTTGCCCAGACCTTCGGTACGTCGGCTTCTAGCTCTGCAAACGCAAAACGAAGTTGAGTTCGTATTGAAGAATCCAGAGTGGTTTAGAGAATCGCGAAACGCATTGGCTGACTTTGACGGCGTTCTATGCCGCCCCAACGATGGCGTAGTTTTGACACCCCTTGACCTTAAGTACGCACGGCGACCGTTCTTTGCGGTTTCACTTTCTTCAGGCGTAGATCATTTTGAGGAGATACGGAAGATGAGAGACGTCGAAATCATCAATGCCAGCGGTATGAATGCAGAATCCGTGGCGGAACATGTGCATCGGATGGCGGGCGAAATCTACTCGAATACCTTCAGGTCAGCCCAGAGCACAGCGCAGGGAGAATGGCGTCAGGACGTCCGGATTCACCCCATTTTAAAACAGTTTCCCCAGAGACTCGAAGGATCAACGTGGTTAACGGTTGGGGCCGCCGCACAGGTGCGGCATCTACTACCTCGACTCGCCGTCTCGAAGATCGGCACAGTAATTATCCGGAACCGCCAAATGAACGTGGAGAAATTCGAACGATGCCTTTCAGGATTGTCCCCCAGCACTGTGCGTCAACTCGACAATCCCAGGTCGTTCTTAGAAATCACATCTGCCTCTGATCATACTACTACTGTGTGCGGTGCTGTTGTGAGTTTACTATCGGATGCAGAAACCGTTGTGATCGCAACAAACTCGCCATTGCTAGACTTGCTCCCACTGTGCGATATCGTCAGTCTTCACATTCCCAATGGCCCCGACACTCGCAATACTATCGGTAAGGAGGAGCTTTCCCGAATGAAACCAACGGCGGTTGTAATCAACACCGCGCGCGGAGAGATTATCGACGAAGAAGCAGTCGTGAACGCGCACGATCAAGGAACGCTATTCGGAATTGCAGCTGATGTAGTTAAGTCAGAAGCTGAGCGAACCAAGAATCCAGAATTGTCTCCATTATGGCGTCGAGTTATCGGTGATAACAATCACAACATCATCGTAACGCCTCACGTTGCCGGCCAGATTTTGCCCGATCTGGCACGCACATGTGATGACGTCGTTGCAAAACTCGAACATTTAATCGAGCAGCATAGTGAACGTTCACTTTCTGATGAATCACACGACGACAGCATAGACCGATAGGTCAGCAGAAACATAAAGGAGAATCAACGTGCCCAAGACTTCGTCAACACATTCAAGACTTCGGTTCCGCGTCACGCCGACCGATCGATGCAGACTCGATGGGCTGTCAAAGCGGTTCGCAGCAACTACAAGCGATGCCGTTCGACGTTGTCTTTACATCATTTTCAAAGTTTGGTCGATTCAGTCGGAGCGTGATCTATTTCTTAGAAGTGAGGAGGGGACCACGGTTCGATTTTCTGTGGACGGCCTTGCGTCGGCTCACCCCTCCCTGCGTGGAAAGACAATCACGACCGTTGACGTTTGCCGGACACCCGACGCGGACAGGCAGATCGACTTTCTAGTAAAGAACGGCTTTGCAACTACAATCACAGATACAATTCGTCGCTCCATTGCAACCGTCAAGGAACTCTTGGAGTATCGTGACGACGATTGGGAAATCGGATGGCTAGACGGGAGTGGGGAATTTCAGAAGATCGATCTTGATATTTCACCGCCACAGTACCGGTCAACCGGGAATGTTGCCGAATTGATCGGATCGACTTTTTCCAATCTGCCGCGAAATGTCCCTACATTGCCGGATCTCGCCCGATGGGCTGCATTGCGAAGTTGTTCTCAAGAGGATCTCTTGAGAGACGTGCTGTTAGCTGCAGTTGATGCGCTTCCGCCACTCCTTCTTTCGAACGCGAAGTCACCGGAAGACGTAGTGTCGGAACTTCGCGATTTCGAAAGTTTCTTTCAAACGATCGTCGTGGGGATTAAGAGTTTTAGCGACTTCGAACGCATGCTAAAGGGATTCTCGCTGCATCTGTCGCGTGGAACAGATGTGTTCATTCTTCACTCGGAATCGACAACAGTCCAAGCAATGTGCGATGCGTTGAAAATGGCGGTTCGGGAGGAAGACAACGTCACTGCCGATGGGCGAATCATCGGCTCGCGAGTGCCGAAGCGACTTTTTACAGACTCCGAGTATCCCCAGTTTGTTTTGTTTGATTATGAAGATCAAAACTTGCGTTTTGGAATCACCGTGACTGGCAGCACGCCCGAGTGTAAGGCTATGACGACAACACGAGCGAGGAACGCAACGAAGCACCTGTCACACCTTCTCAACCGAGTGCGGAAGAGTATCAAAGCGGGCAAGGCAAACCGTGATGTGTTGGTCTATGACGAACTACTTTCGCAACGGATCGTCAACTGACGCCCGTGTAATGCATTGTGTTGCCACGAAACCTTGTGTGTGAACTCATGGAAAAGTCGTATTTTCTCGCGCTGCCATCGAAAGCATGCGATCCACGATACAAGGGGCCAAATGCTGAAGAGTTTATTCAGTTGCTTGCAGCAATGCGTCAGTGCGGCTTCCACGTAGAATGCCCGTTGGAAGAAGCCGATTGGGAACCAGATAGTCTCCCCGGCAAACCGAGTGTTACGATGCGTCACAGACTTGACACAATACGCTCGGTTGATCGGGTAATAGCGTTCCCCAAAGCCGGTGACGAAACGTCACCTGGTATAATGATGTATGTTGGGTATGCCGTTGGTATTGGTAAGCCAGTAACAGTTGTGCTGAACGGCGAGGACGGCTTTGACCAGGAGTGGCAACTCGCCGGGCTATCGCACCTTAAGAGACGAGACGACCTGCATCTAATCGACCTGATTTCGTACACCGGAAGCATTGTGCATTGTTGGGACAAGCTGCGCGATGCAATGTTAGGAACGAGCCGCACCATGGAAAAGCAACATTCTGCCCTGACTGATTGTCCTTTTGGTCTCGATTACGCGTGGTACTGGGAGCATCGAACGGACCTTTTCGCGAAGTGGTTCGATGGAAAACGTGAAGTCATTCATTATGACAAAGTTGGATTATGCACTGTGAAGCCCAAACGTATCGCGACGGAGATCGCTCATAGTTTTTCTGGAGTACGCGTTCTTGATGCATTCGCAGGCATTGGTGGCGTCGCAATTGCGTTGGCCAGATCCGGGAAGACGGTTCTCGCAGTGGAGAGCGACGCCGCTCGCTGCAAGATGCTTCGAGAAAACGTGAGGCTTTATGGCGTCGATGAATCAGTAGAGATCATCAACGCGGACGTACTTGAACTGTATCAGGATCTTGACTTCGACTGTCTTTACCTCGATCCGTCATGGGGCGGCCCAAGTTATCGGGATACAAAGTCGTTTAGGTTCAACCACTTCAAGGCAGGGCGGCGTACGAGCGGCAGCTTCGTAAAGCACATGAACAGACATGCGTTTGAACGCCATCGCGAGGTAGGCATAACCCTACCGAACAATTTTCACTTCCCCGAACTCACGCAACTGCATCGGAGCTTGTGCCGCAAGCTCGGTACGGATGAACGCCAACTTCGACTTCAGTGGGGGCAGTTGAAAGATCGCGTGCTGTTCATGACTGTTTTCATGTAGCTGACTGAGACGCCAAGGCCGCCGCAACGAGCCAGCGATTTGCCGCGAATATTGCGTCGATGCCCACAGTCGCGGCACGACGAACAAATAATTCGGTTGTGGCCGTCGCTGCAACGATTCGCAATGCCGTCCAGCTTCTGAATCGGTTGTACGACCTCGGGATAGTCGGCAGCCAAGAGATCGTTACCGTCCAACTCCATCTTGATTGAGTCGAGCATGTCCATCGCGTGCCCTTCGTCGCTGCCAATCAGACAAACAAACTCGTGATGCCCGTTGAGCACCGCCCAGACACAGGCGCACTCTGCGAGCGAACTCTTGCCGGCACCCCGCGGCATTGCCATCGCAAACAAACCGCCCTGCAACACCGCCTGTTCGATCTTGGCGATGACCTTCAGATGGTCTTCGGACCAGGGCAGGTGAAATGTCATTCGAAAGTACGATTCGCAGAACAACTGAAAGTCCGTCGCGACAGCACTTCGGCGTTCTAGGTTCGCGATCGCTGGCAACTCGCCGATGTCACGACTGGCCTGCGACAGCGCGGCGCTCCGCGCGTTAGCTCGTTCCTTCTGCTTTTCATAGGGATCGCCGGTGGGTTCCGGCTTGGGTTCGTGACGAAGATGGACCAGCCACGCCACGTATCGAAACAGGTCGACGTGCTTGCCGTCGCCAATTCGGAAGCCGCCGCGCTGTCGGTGTCGATAGAGTTGCCGCTCGCTGATCACTTCGCCTAGCGGCGTTGAGTTGAGCAGTTGACACAACTCGCTCGGTCGCAATCGTCGCGGATCAAGCGTCACGCGCCGTCTCCTTTACGAGCCAGCTAGCGTAGTGGATCAAGTTGATCGTTCCGTCGGCGTTCGTCGGGGCACCGGCTTCGACGTCGCGCTGAAGCATCTCGACCGTCACCAGCTTTCGGCCACTGGTCGACAACACGCGGGCAGCTTGTTCGACGGTCAGCCGGTTTGGGTCGAGTGATCCGAACTGTGCGCTCATCCTCGGCCCCCCGCGAGTCTCCCCGCCTGACGCGTCACGGCGCGAACTGTGGCCCGACTCGCCAACGCTCGCCTTCCTGTTGGCCACAAATCGCAACGCGACACGGGCCAAAACTGGGCCACTCGCGGCGGTCCCGAAAAAGCTGCTAAATCCTGCCAAAAAGCTGCTTTTCCTGGCTTGAGGTTTGGCGGAACTCCTGGCTCATGTGTGTCACGTG